TTAAGAACTAAGCCCACCAAAGAGCAAACGATTCATAGAGTTGTACGGTTAGCAGACTTTGTTTGGCGGTGGGCTTTACTCAAACAGATAAATGGAACTAATAGGACAGAAGCTTGGAGTCAAATTTCATATTAAGGATAAAAAGGAATATGATTTAGGAAATGGCATTATTTTAATCCGTCCTGATGCTTGGGAACATTCAGAAGGAACTAAAGAACAAAGCAAACTCGTAAACGAGAATGTTAATAAAATAGAGGTAAATCCACAACTAGCTACAGTTACCATAGCAGGAGAAAATCCTTTCTTTAAAGTAGGAGATGAAATATTCACTCACTACATGGCGTATGAGATTCAAGAGGAAATAGACTTAGACGGAGAGACGACAATAATAGATGAGGAATACGTTATATTCAAAATAGAAAACGGAAACATTATTTTACCTGATGGGTACTATTTAGGAGAACAGATAATGGAAACAGAGATTACTTCATCGACAGGACTAATTTTAAACGTTTTAGAGAAGAAAAAGAATCTAACTGTTAAGATTACCCATATTCCAAGTAAACGCTCCCATATCGCTTTAAATGACGTAATACAGAGTATAGATAATTTCAACTATCCGTTTGAGTATGAAGGAAGCTCTTACGTTTTCTTAAAAGAAGAAGAAATAGTAGCTAAACTAATTAATTAATAGTATGCCACTCAAAGGAAAAACAGTACTTCACGACCTTGAGATAGTACCTTCGGAAAGGCTCTTAGCAAAGAGAGCAGCACAGAAGTTAAAGAAAAAAGCATCCATAAAAAAAGCTGTTAACAGGGGGTTAAGAAGAGCAACTATAATATCGAAAAAGAAAAAGTCAGTTTATACACCTCCAACAACAAACATTCTATTTGCGATATTAGGCGTTCCAATATTTGAGAAGCTAGTTAAAGAAAGTGATTTTACCGTATATGAGATGAAACTATTGGTTATAGTTAGTTCTTATAATTGGTTTGCAAGGAAACATGCTCCGTTATTTGGTGTAACTGCCTGTTCAGCTTTAAAGTATGGGGAAAAGCTTACAAGGGAGGGTTATTTTTCAAGGGTAAAAAGCCAAAGCATAAAATACATGATTACCAAGAAAGGTGAAGAAGCTTATTTGGAGATATGTAAGAAATACAGGTATAGCCATTCTCAAATGATAAAAGCATTTAAAAAGAAAACTAAGGTTCAGCCAGAGAATAAAATATCAAAAGAGTTTTTTAAATCAAGTAAAAAAGAGGAGAATATAGATGATTTGTTCAAACCTAAGGAGCGGAAATAAAGAAGTAGACGACTATATTGAGGCATTGGAGAAAGAGAATAAAAGCTTTGGTGCATCTAATACAAAGAGATTAATCAAGTCAATAGACGGTATGGCTGGAAAGATTGCTGACGATTTGGATTTGATTAACGATAATAAGCAGAACGCAGACGGTACAGAAGTTGAACTTAGCACTAAATTCATTAACTCATTTCTAATTTTAGCAGAGAAAGCCGACAAGATAGAGAAGTTTGCAGAAATAGCAGATAGGATGTATGGGTTAAAGACAGAAGAAACTGAGACTATTACCTATACAGAGGAAACAACAACTACTATTGAGCCTGATGAAAACACCTTTGAGAAAATCCAAAAAAGGATAAAAAGTAAATTAAAAGAGAATGCCAGTAGCTAGAGTTTACAAGAAAGGCGAAAAGCTAAAATACACGGTACAGGGCTTAGAATATAAGTGCCCTCCGCTTCCTGAACCCTCTACAATAAGGGGCAGTCATTTACCTAAAGCCGACCAAGTTTGGTATAGGAGAACAGAACATGAACAATGGGACTGGAATATCTCACCTTATGATGAGAATAAAAACAAATTAAAGCTTTGGCATGAAAATCCTGCAAAAGGGCAGATGGAATGGTACGAAGCAGAAATAGAACGTATTCATACAGGAGAATGGGTAATGATAAATGGAGTACCCACTTTCTTTAATAAATATTGTTACTTTTTTCATCAGTGGTTTGTGCTTTTGACTGAGCAGCGCTATCCGATGTTTAAAGAAACCTCACTAGAGTATTTTAGATTCTTTGAATTATGCGAAGAAGACCCATTATGTTTGGGTGATTTAGGTATTAAAGGGAGACGTTTAGGCCTATCTTCCATGTCGTCCTCAACGAAATTACAATTAGGCATAATTGAAGATAATACGTTGCAGGGTATTGTATCAAAAACAGGTACGGATGCTCAAGAGATGTACTTCATGGTAAAGAACGGTCTTGAAAACCTACCGCTGTTTTTAGTTCCTGAATTAAACAAGGTAACAGACAGTGAAATACATATAGCTAAACAAGCTAAACGAATATCATCTAATAACAGAACCATTAATGCTGATAAAGGTAAGAACAATCGTATTAACTGGTTAGACACGGCAGAGAATGCCTATGATGGTCGTAACGTACGGCACGTAACTATTGATGAGGGAGCTAAATGGGAAAAAGTTAACGTAAACACTTGTTTAACAAAAATATCGGAAACACTTGTAGTGGGTGCATCAGTAAGCGGACATGTAAGTATGTTCTCTACAGTAAATAAGGGTGATAAAGGGGGTGATAACTTTAGAAAAATTTGGGACGGTTCTGACCATATAAGCGGTGCTAAAGATATGTTTGGGCGTACTAAGACTAAGATGAAGCGTTTCTTTATAGCGGGTTACAGAGGTCTTTTGGGTTACGTTGGTAAGTATGGCGAGAGCATAATAGAAAATCCAAATAGGCAACAAGTACAATGGATGTCTACCTATATAAATCCTGCTACAGGGAAATTAGCTTGTCCAAACCCAAATATAGGTGCAAAGGAATTTCTTGAGGAAAGCAGAAAAATGAAGGCTGCTGACCCGGAAGAGTATGCGGAGGTAGTCCGTATGTATCCTTTTGAGTGGAAGGAAGTGTTTAAAGGTGCTAATAATCAGTGCATGTTTAATCTCGATGAATTAAACGATCAAATATTCAAAATAGAAACTGAATTAGAAAAAACAGGACAAAAAGAAAATGGTAGAAGAATGTCTTTCCGTAAAGAACAAAGCGGAGAGGTGAGGGTAATTGATGACCCAAGTGGAATGTGGTATATCCTTGAATTGCCCAAAGAGCATAACAAGTGTATAGTTGTTGGAAGCATTAAATGCCCCGACAACACAACATATGGAGTAGCGGGGTTAGATACTATAGCAACAACAAAAGTGACTGTAGAGAAGGGTTCTGACGCTTGTTGTATGATTCATAAAAGATTTGACGCTTTAAACCCTGAAACTTCCGGTATGCCAGTAGCCATGTTTTTAGGCAGACCAAAAACAAAAGACTTATTCCATCAGCAAATTTATTGGGGATTACAGTACTACGGTATTAAGATGCTTGCAGAGCGTTCCCCTATTGATTGGGAAGATTACGCTGTACAAAACAAGTTAGCCTCCCCTGTAGACTACGTAAAGAAATTTGGGTTCTTAATAACAACTAACTTATCTAATGGTAGTTCTGTTTATGGAGTTGCGCCACAGAGCAAGGAAGGTATAGAGCAACATGCAACAGAAATGGTTGAGTACGCAAACAATAATATTCATAAAATTAAGTTTTTAAGGCTATTAAAGGATATGGTAAGCTTTGACCCTAAAGACAGAACTATCTATGATGCATGTATGGCATGGGGTTATGCACTTATGGGATTACGTGAAGCGTTTGTTAAAACAGCTACCGTTAAGAAGGTTCAGAAAATACTTCAAATTAAGCGCAGTAAAAAATATTATTAATTTTACATTACATTTGTCATAACATTTTATAGGCATGGCTGAAAACGACAACACTTTACCGAACATACTTGCTACAGATTCCGATAAGAATAGCAAAGAATTTGGGCTTAGATTTATGAAATCTATCTACTCTAAATGGAACGGAGGTTTTAACGGAGAGGGTTCTAACGAAAGAGCCAACAGGTACAACTACAATCGTTCTTTTGCCCAAGGTAAACAGCCTATGGAAGAGTACAAAGATATTTTGGACTTAGATGGAGAGTTGTCAGTAATAAACCTAGCCTATGACCCACTACCAATAGCAATACCAATCCTAAACAGACTTATCGACAGGTATATGCAAAGGGATGAGAAAATACAATGTAATTCAATAGACCCTACAAGCCAGAGCAAAAAAGAAAAAGCCAAAGCAGATGCCTTATTCAAGCTAAAAAACAAAGAAAAGATTCAAGAGATTCAACAAGAAGCAGGGATAGAATTAGAGGAATTTAGCGATGACGACCCTAAAGATGAAAAAGAATTAGAGTTACATTTTGGGTTTACCTATAAGGAAAGAGAAGAAGTTATAATGGAGCAAGGCATAGACCTTGTTTTTTACGATAATGACTTTAGTGGAGTAATTAAGAAAAGAACTTTATGGGATTTGGTAACGGCAGGAATAGCACAACACAAAATATACATTGATGGTAATGGCAGAATAAAAATCAGATTTACCAAACCGGAAAATATAGTATCAGGATATAGCGAATGGGACGACTTTAGAGACGCTCCTTATCAAGGAGAAGTTTACTACATGGATATTGCCGCTATACGCCTTAAATACCCCAATAAAATCAGTGAAGAAAAGTTATTTGCTTTAGCACAAAGTCAGGCGGGTAAAAACGGTAATTCAAGTTTATTTAATTTTGAATGGAATACTAACTTCTCACAGGCTATTGCAAGACCTTATGATGCTTGGAGGGTAATGGTAGTCGAAGCAGATGTAAAAAGCCTTTACAACTTAGTATATGAGTCTAAAGAGGATAAGTTCGGCAAAGAAGTATTAAACAGGGTTAAGGTTAAGAAAGACAACAAAAGATACATTGAGAAAGCCTATGAAGTTGACTATTGCGGTGTATGGATTGTAGGGACAGATTACCTTTTGGAGTGGGGATTGGTAAAGAACCAAGTAAAGGACGATAAGAACTTAACAGAAGTTAAACTTCCTTGGGTAACCTACATGTACAACAACGATAAGATGCAGAATAAGCCTCTTATCGAAACGATGATACCATCTATCAAGAAAATGCAATTGGTAGAGTTACAACAACAAAAGATTATTGCTAATGCAGCACCCGATGGATTCAAGGTAGATATTTCTACAATGAGTGACATTACTTTAGGTGAAGGGATGGAAGACTTAACGCCTTTCGATTTAACAAGGATTTACAAGCAGACAGGTATCCAATATTACAAAGCTATTCCTGATGATAGCACAGGCGGTCAAAGCAGACAAGAGCCTATACAGCCAATGAACGTTCCTTTCTCAGGTAAACTAGAACAGTTTATGAATATATGGAACGCTGAGTACGACAAACTAATGCGTATTGTTGGTTCAAACAATTTAGATGCTGGTAATATCACTAATCAGGCAACAGGCAAAACAGTATTAGAGAACGCAAGACAAATAGGTGAGAGCGCATCAAACTACATCTATGAGGGATTCATTAACATGATGACTAGAGATGCTAAGATTGCTAAAACCATGCTTAAAGATATATTGGTTCATGGCAAAAAACAAGGCATTACATATTATGACGGATATGTTCAGGCATTAGGAGAGGATAGAGTAAAATATATTAGAATCGAGGCAACAGATGATTTTGAACATGCGGATTTTGATGTTAAGGTTCAGGCGGTAATAGATGATAAGGAAGCAGCTTTATTTGAACAAAATATACAAATATCTTTAAGTCAGAAACTAATCACTACAAGGGACGCTACAGAAGCCAGATTGCTTGCTAAGACCAATATTAAGTACGCCATATACTTCTTGGCTTACAGAGAGGAAATGAAGCTTAAACAGGATGCGGAACAAGCACAACGCAATACTGAAATGAATACCCAACAAGCTATTGCTGCTGCTCAAGAGAAAAACAAAGGCGATATGGCATTGGCTAAACTTCAACAATCTAATGCACTTGAATTAGAGAAAGCCAAGGTTGAAGCTGAAACTGCTAAAGAAATAACTAAATTTTCATCTATACTAAAATCTAAAGTTGTAGAAGGTATCTTGGCGCAAGAGGGGGGCACTATTCAAATGGTGCAAAAACAAGCGCCTTGGGTGTTCGATAATCTTGGCTTAATCTCGAATAACACAGAACAGATAATAACCGAGCAGATTGAGGTTAATGCTCAACAACAAGAACAGTTAGCCCAAGAGGAAATGGCTATGCAACAGCAAGCAGAACAGCAACAAGAAATGCCTCAAGAACAAGCACCTCAAGAGCAGATGGTAGCATAATTTGAAAATAAACATAATAAAACATACTTTTGATTAAAATTTTCATAAAATGGAAAACGAAACAGAACAAGTAGCGGAAACTACTAATCAACCAATTCCTTCATCAGATTTCAATATTTACGATGCCCCTGTAACTCAAGACACCGTAGAAACACCATCTAGTGAAGAAAATAAGCCCACAGAGGAAGTAAAAACAGAAGCGGTAGTAGAAACACCAAAAGAAATAGAAACTCCTGTAGAAACGCCTGTAATTCAAGAAAAAGTAGTAGAGAAAATAGTTGAGAAGCTTCCTGAATTTAAAGATGAATATTCTAAGCAGTTATTTGAGTCTTTGTTGGAAGGAAAAGATTCAGAAGTTTATGAGTATCTAAAGGCAAAAAACACTGATTACAACACAATGTCTGACGTAGATGTTGTTAAAAAACAAATGAAACTTCAAAACCCTACATGGGGAGATAAGTACATTGACGTTGAGTTTAAAACTAAATATGGCAATTTAAGCCAGCCAAAAGACCTGTCTCAATTAGACCCTGAATTAGAGCCGGAAGAATACCAAAAAGCTGTAGAATACAATGAGTCGTTAGAAATGAAAGAAGTTCTATTAGGACAGGCAGCAACAGATGCAAGAATAGCATTAGAAAACACAAAAAAAACCATAGAGTTCCCTAAAATAGCTAAAGAAGAAGTTGTACAAGAACAAGCCCTTACCCAAGAACAAGTTGACGAACTTAATCGTAAGTGGGAGGCTAATGTAGAAGCAGAAATTCCTAAGTTATCTGATTTAAAAATCAATGTAAATGGTGAGGAAATCGTTTACAAGATTACACAAGAAGATAAGGATGCAAAGCTTGCCTACATGAAAGATTACAACGGTCAGAAGATGGCTTTAGACAGAGGGTGGATAGATGCGGATGGCAATGAGAACGTTCTAAAAATAGCAGAGGATTTGTTTATTTTAGAAAACTATCAAAAAGTAATCGCATCAGCAGCCACACAAATGAAAACGACAGCAACCAAGGAAGTGTTAGCTGAAATAAAAAACATTGACCTCAAGCCTGACCCTACATCTCCTGACACTCCTAAAGTAGACTTGGGGCAATTACTTTACGGTTAAATAAACTTAACAATTAAAGAAAAAAGACAATGGCAATTACTATTCCAAATAGCACCCCTACTAATTACAGCGACCCATCGGTAACTCGTTTTGGTCTTATTAGCGGATTGAACATCGTAAACGTTCATGCTTACAATAAATTCTATGACACTTATGGTTTTGCTCCATATTCGCAATTAGCGATGTTACAGGGCAACTATCGTAAAGTAGACAACAAACAATTCAAGTGGTATCAAGGTCATGGCCGTACTATGGGTTTTGTTACAGCCAATGCTACTGTTGCAGGCGCGAATGGTGCAGCAGTTACAGTAACAGTTGGAGCGGGTTCATACTCACAGGCAGGAACTAAATCATTACCTGCATTAGGTTATATCTTTTATAACTCTCGTACAGGTGTTAACTCAAGAGTATCGGCAGTCCCTAACAAGACTACTCCAAATGCTCACACATTCCAATTAACACCAGTATTGGCTAATACCAGTGCTGCTGTAAATGCAGGAGATGAGTTATTAGGTCGCGGTTTCCTTTATTTAGGTGAGCAATCAGATAAAACTGATACCATCATCAAAAATATTGACCAATACACCAACTACGTAACGGAGATTCGTACTGATGATACAATTGGTGATTTAGCAGGAGCAGAAAAAGTAGAGTTCCAAATTAACGGCAACTACTCTTTCACTTACAAGCAAATGTTAGATACGGATATGCGTAGAGCTTATGAGTTGGATTATTTAATCTTCGAGGGTACTCGTACGGATAACTTAGGTTATGTGGAAGAAGGTTCAAATGGTATCATCAAACAAGTTCAGGCGAACGGTATCAACATGGACTATACTACTTGGTCTTTAGCAACTTTTGCTACAATCAACAGAGCGTTAAACTCGGTAGGTGCGCCTAAAGAGTACGATATTTTATCTGATGATAGTGCAATGACTGAAATGCAGAACTCAATCTTCACAGAAATTAACAACGGTGGTATTGTTTATTCTCCTGCCGGTTCTCGTGGAGGTATTGATTTAAACAGAGATTACCAATCAATGACTATCTACAAACGTAAATACAACTTTACGCAATATGGTTTATTTGATGAGCAGACTGCTTATGGTTCTCAAGGTTTAGGTTTACGTAATCGTTTCAGCTTATTCATGCCTACAGGTAAGAAAGAAGTACAATACGGAGAAAACAGCCCAACAGTATCAGCACCACGTTTTAGTGTTAACTACATGGTTCCTTTCGAAGGTTCTAACAGATGGCATGTGAAAGAGAATGGTTTATTCTCTGATGGTGGAGGTACTAAAGCAGAACGCATCATTACGACTATCGGTTACTTCGGAGCGGAGTTAATCGGAGCGCAACAAGCGTTGATTGCAAAAGGTAACTAAGATTACAAACTCTAAGCCCTCATCAATCGGTGGGGGCTTTTTAACATTATAAACAACATGGAAACACTAACAGAAGAAAAAACAGTAAAAAAAGGCAATCCAAACTTTGGTAAGAAAGCAGAAACTACTACGGGAGATTGGAGATTTAAGCTGGTTAACTCATACGACTACTTAAAGCCCAAAGATGCTAAAACAGGTCTTATTGAATCTAACCCCTACCCTGATATTTACATTGCAGCAAATGCAGGTGTAGCGGTTGACCCTAAAACAGGAGATTTTAGGCATTGGAGATATTTATTCGGATTTAAAAGCATTTGGGTGGATGAACAGGAGACAGCTACAAGCAAACCAACGAAAAATCAAATATTTAGCGAGAAGAACGATATTATCTTCACTAAAGGCTTTTTAAGATTCCCTAAGAGTAATAAAGCACTGTATGAGGCATTGACTATCAACGATGCATTTTCAGGCAACACAAACCCTGTAAACGATACTCCAAAGGTATATGAGTTGATTGATGAACAAAAACAGATTCAAGGCATTAGAAATTCAGCAGATTTAGCTTTTGAAGCAGAAAGCTTAGCTAGAACATGTACAGTGGAAGAGATGCTACCTATTGCACAATTGTATGGTTTTGACACTACACAAGAACCTGAAAATATTAGAACACAATTTATTTTAGCGTCTAAGAACAATCCAAAACAATTCTTGGAGAACTTCAACAATCCTAAATTTAAAGTTAAATATGTTATTACGGCATCTCTACAAAAGGGATTGATTAGTGCTGTAGAAAACAAATTAGTTTATAATGAAAGCGGTAATACATTATTCCAAGTAAACAGTAGTGGAGATGTAGCGGAACAAATCGCAAATAAAGTATTGGATGGTGACGCAATTGCTATCAAGTTGCTTGAACAATTAAAAGCAAATCAAGGGTAGTTTCCGTTTATTCTGTTTGAGGTCGTCTACTTGTAATAAGGTAGGCGATTTTTTGCTTTAAAGAAAATAATAATATTATTCCATACATTTGTTTTAAGCAACTTAAACACAATGGCAATATCAATAGACGAATGCAAGAAGTTATTGCAATACAGGGCTACAAAAAGCGGTTATAATGGCAATCTTTCTCCTAATGATTTCAATACTATATTTGCAAGTGCAGAACGAAGACATTTTAATAACGAATACAAAAGATTTGGCGTTAACCAAGAGAATGTTGACAGCCTAAATAAATTCAAAACAGACCCTATTCCTATTACAATTGATAGCGCAGGAAAGTACACTAAAACATCGGATTTACTACATATAGACAGCATACGTCATTCAATCGGAGGCAAACAAGTAGAGATAACCAAAGTAAACGATGATAGGCTAGCAAGCTATTTAGATTCAGAATACGAAGCCCCTACATCGCAATATCCAATTTACGTTGAATACAAAGCATATATACAGTTTTACCCAATTACATTAGGAACAGCCAATTTGGTTTACTTAAAAGACCTAGTACCTGCTGTATGGGGATATACGTTAGTGAGTGGTCGTCCTGTTTATAATGTAGGCACATCGGTTCAGCCGTTGTGGTCGCAAGCAGATATTGATGAAATAATTTATCTTGCAGGATTAGATTTGGGCGTTAATGTAAGAGATAATACTCTTATTCAGATAAATGATAAACTAGCAAAAGAAAACGTATAGAGATGGCTACTACTTATAAAAAACTATCAGAGTTAATCAGAGATACTTATTATAACTCTAAAGCTTCTGACGACTCCCAACACGGGCTTCGTTATTTTGGTGAGTTAATAGGAAGTGCTGTTGCAGAGTGCGCTAATGAGGATGCTATTTTAAATTCAAACTTAGGAGAGGCAACTTATGCAAACAATCAATTTATATCCACATTCAAGAGTGTGCCGTTATTACTCGACACGGACGGTTCAATTTATAGTGTTTTACCAAGCACACCCACTGCGTTACCTAATGGTGCTGAAATAGTATCTGTAAGAATAGAAGGTAATAAGTGCTTAGACTGTATTCCAATGAAAGCTCAAGCTTCTTTTGTTCAAGACTTAATAGGATTGCCTAAAGGTATGGTGCTATTTGAGGTAAACGGAACAAAGCTTGTTTTTACAACATCTAATAAATTATTTGACCCTACTAATACGGCTACAATTAAAATGGTAGGAGCATTAAGCGGAACAGACTTAATGACAAGTGAGTTAACAGTACCTAAAAACTATGAGGCTAGAATTTGGGATAAAGTAATGGCTCGGGTATTGCCAATGAAAAGAATACCTTATGATTTAATCAATGACGCTGTAAGTAATCCTGCATAATGAAAATATCACTAAAAGAAATTATCGGTCAGTTTTTAAATTCAGCAGACCAATCTTCACACCAATTCCTAAGGCTATGGAACATTGGTGTTTTTGGGTTAAAGACAGAGTTTAACTTAGATATTACAGGCACATTTAAAACAGCCATATTAGATGTTAACGGAAACAGTACCGTTACTCTGCCTTGTGATTATATTAAATATTCTAAAATAGGAGTTATAAATGGACAAGGAGAAGTTGTAACGTTTAAAAGAAATAATCAGTTATCTACTTTAGATACAGGTGGACAAAATAGGATAGCAGGCGCTCCAATTGGCGGTGGAGTTGACTACTCACCATTCCCTTATGATGGATTATATTACAACAATTATTACTATGATGGGGTTACATACAATTTGTATGGTGCTAATAGTGGGACAGCAAACATTGGAGAGTATAAAGTTGACGAAGGGCAAGGAGTTATTTTTTTAGACCCAAGAACCTCTCATAGTAAAATTGTATTAGAATATCTATCAGATGGTTTTGATGAGGAGTGTGATGATTATTCTATTGATGTACGTGCTGCGGAAACAATGATGGCATATTTAAGATGGAAAGACGCTATAGATGCAAGAAAGAAATTTCCTATGAATGTTGTTGTTGAATTTAAGAGAGAGTTTTATAGAAATAAACGTTTAACTAAGATGAGAACAAATCCATTTATATTAAATGAATTAGAACATTCCATGAGGGTTTCAACCAAATTAGTACCAAAATCTTGATATGAGCATAGAAGCAAAAAACTTTCGTGGTGGCGGTATGGATTCGGACAGTGATTTCTCTGACATTGCCGTCCAAGATTATATTCAAGCCTTTAATTTTAGGAACACAGGCACTCAAGAATCAGAAGAAGGAGACGAAACCAACATAGAGTCTACCAATCCTATTGCAATGACTTTGCCCGCAGGGTTAAACAAATGTATAGGAGCAGAAGGATTCGAGGTAGTAAGGAAAGCTTATGCTTTAATGTATAACTCTCAAGGATTAAACCAAATACATGAGTTTGACTACGACACACAAACA